TTTGGTATCCCCCGTTTTAGTACGCTAAAGTGCACTTTCCCCAAAAACAGGCCCTGCACAAGCTCAATTTTTGTGCACTTTGACGAATCCGAACTTTTTAGGGATTTCACTTTAATACGCTAAAGCGCTAAAGTAACTTTTCGGGCCACTTAACAAGATCACACCCAGGAGCCGCCGAATATTCACGGCACAAAACAAGGCCAAATTCTGCATCTTGATCTAATATCCGAACTTTTAGAGGGCAAATAATCGAGTCCAAAAATTTGGACAAGAACTTTTTTGATTGAGTCCGAAAATTTAGACAGAACTTTTTAGGGGCATTTCTCGTAGGTTGCACGCAAATATTTTCCGAGGGTAATTACACGTTTCAAAAAGAAATTCAACCTAGGCCCCTTTCCGGGCCCATACGAGAAAATTAGGGTTGACACTGAAAATAATAGTGATATTTTAAACTTAGAGGTGAATGAAAATGGATTTTCAAGCGATTATGCAGTTTATCGGAACTTTAGGGTTTCCAATCGCGGCTTGCTGTTATCTGCTTTATAGCAGAGAGAAAGACGCAGAACGTCATAAGGAAGAAATGGATAAGATTACATCCGCATTGAACAATAATACCCTTGCAATACAGCACCTCTCAGACACTCTCTCAAAGTCGTAAATAACGGGGTGGGGCATAGAGTAGGCCCGGAAGGCCGCCCGCGCGTCACTCAGCGCACAACGCCCCGTTATTATATATTATGGTGATGTAACATGAAAACTAATCAGGACATCGCGCAAGAAATTTTAATGGGCATGTGGGGCAATGGTGCAGAACGCCGCGAACGACTCACGAAAGCCGGCTACAATTACGATAATGTACAGAGCATTGTAAATGCTCTCGTATATGGTCATGAATTGCCGGTAATAGAAGAAGCGCCACAGCCACAGGAACAAAAACCACAAGGAAAACAACCGCTTGAAATTGATTATGATATGTCAAAAAATGACGGTATCATAGTTAATATAATTATTTAAATATGGGGAGAATAGTAAATGACTATTGCCGAAAGAATTAATTTACACCGTTGCGGGTACACTCGCGCGGAAATTGACGCTCTCGCGAGAGAAGAAAAAGAAGAGAAAGCCGCAGAGGAAACGTCCCCGGACACCGCGCCCGCAGAGGAAACGTCCCCGGACACCGCGCCCGCAGAGGAAACGTCCTCGGACCCGGTTTTGGAGGCTATCAAGGGACTCACCGCCGCAATACAGGCAAGCAACATTAATAGGACCCCGCAACCGGAAGTGAAACAAGAAACGGTAACGGACCTTTTGAGAAATCTTTAAAGAGGAGATAAAGCTATGAACGAGTTTAACATTTCTCAGGTTTCAACCATTGTAAACAACATCCTTGAGCAGATGACAGGGCAGAAACCGCAGGCGGCTATTACAAACGCCGCTGACTTTGCTGCCGTTGCTCAGACTATGCTGCGGACTGGTTACGATCCTATCATCAACGCAATTTCTCAGGTATTCAGTCGGTCCATTTTTTCCTATAGGGACTATAACGCCCCTATGAACAGCCTTTACATGGACGCGCCCCGCTGGGGCAACGCTGTCCGCAAGCTCTCCCCGGTTGCAATGGAAGCAATCGACAATCAAGAATTCAAGTGGCCGGTTGCGTATGATGCAACCCAGACAGGCAACCCGCTCGGAAATGGACAGAGCGTTGACCATTATAAAATCTCAAAGCAGGACGTATTGCAGACGAACTTTTACGGCTCTGCAAGCTATGCCCAGCGCTACACCATCTTTAAAGATCAGTTCGACGTAGCGTTTACCGGCCCTGAGGAGTTTGGGCGTTTTACTGCAATGTTGGCGGCAGAGCGCAAGAACGACCGCGAAAGCTATAAAGAAAGCCTTGCGCGCGGGCTTCAGGCTGTGTTCATCGGCGCGATTCTTGCGGAGAATAAACCGGAGCGTGTTATTCATCTTCTCACCGAATACAACCGCCAGACAGGTCTTTCTTTGACGGATGAATCCGTCTATCAGCCTGACAACTTCGCACCCTTTATGAGGTGGGTTTATGCTCGTGTGAAAACCCTCGCGCGTATGTTCGCCCGCCGTTCTCAGGCATACCAGACGGTAATTACCGGTAAAACCATTTTGCGCCACACTCCCGCCGACCGTCTCAGAATCGCGCTGTTTGCCCCTGTTATGGAACAGATCAATAGTATGGTCTTGTCCACTACTTTCAATGACGAATATCTCAGGGCGGCAGAATTTGAGGCTGTCGACTACTGGCAGAGCTTTGATGCTCCCGACTCTATTAATGTTGTCCCTGTCTACACCGGCACGAACGGCGCTATTGTGACAGGCGCGGCACAGGAACAAGACAAAATTTTTGGTCTTATCCACGACAAGGACGCCCTCGGTTATAGTGATGTGGATAACTGGTCCGCTGTCACTCAGCTCAATATTGACGGAGGGTACTGGAATGAAGCACATCACAGCCGCTTTAAATCCATGTTGGACAACACAGAAAAAGCCGTTGTGCTTCTGCTGGATTAATCCGAATCCCCCATTTACGCCCCGGCTCTGCTTTAAGCATCCGGGGCGGTTTTGATAGGTGATAATATGTCTTTCAAAGTGCATTTTTTCCGAGCTAATAAACGCCCTAACTCTACCCGGGTGTATGCCCCCTCTGCTGCCGCATTGACAATAGATTGTACATTAAAAGACAATTGTAGCATTGTTAATCCGGTGATACTTGTAAATCCGGCAAGTGTGGCGGTATTGCCTGAAACACTCAATTATTGTTATATTGTACCTTGGAACCGGTATTATTATATCAATGATTGGGTGTGGTCCTCTGGATTATGGGCGGCTCAGTGTACAGTTGATGTTTTAGCATCGTTTAAACCTGATATTTTATCAAGCTCTCTATATGTGATGCGCTCCACCTATGACGCAAATAATAATGTTGTTTTTGATGGTAATATTGCAGACAGTAAATACCCGACTACAGCAGCCGCCGCAACATATAACGCAAGTGCTGTTAATAATCCCTATGCGATTGACGACAGTTTAAATCTAAACGGTGTTTTTGTTGTCGGTATTGTCAATGCGCATTCTCAAAATGGTGCTGTATCATATTACTGTTTTACAATGGGCGGCTTCTTGGAATTCTGTCAAGCATTGTTTAACTACTCGACAGGCTGGTTAAATATAGATACAACGGAAATTTCCGAGGATTTGCAGAAAGCTCTTGTGAACCCGTTTCAATACGTTGTTTCATGCGTCTATCTCCCGGTATCAATTACGGATATCGCAACAATTGCATTTACCACCACAAAAACTATATATTTTGGTTGGTGGAGTGTTACGCTTTACACCGATGCGCGGCTTGTCAATAGCGGTATGTTTTTATCAAAAACTATTAGTTTAAATATCCCCCGACACCCCGCCGCCGCGAGTCGTGGCGCTTATCTTAACATGTCCCCGTATAGTATCTATACGCTTAGATATTACCCGTACGGGACAATAGATATTGATTCGGAAGCTATTGCGGCATGGTCCACTCTTGATCTTTATAGCTCTGTGGATATTGTAACCGGCAAGGCAATTCTTGATATTGCCGTTAATGGGAGAAATAACCCTATACGCACGATTGAGGCACAAATTGGTGTACAGGTGCCGACAGCAAGTTTACAAACCAATTTCCAGCAAATTGTCAGCGGTAAAACGGGAGCTATGGCGGCAGGTGCTTCTTTGATCGGTACACTTAACAAGGTGCAGGGCGAAAAGCCAAACCCGGCAAGCTATAGCGGGAATTTGCGCGGCTTTTTGGGTTATGCTCGCGACACTTTCAAAGCTCAGGTTTCCGATATAAAAGAAAGCATCCAGCAAAGCGGTGGTATAAAACAAATTGCAACCGATATTCTCAACACAGCGGTTGCCGCAAGTACAACGGCAGAGATACAGGGCATGCAGGGGACGGGCAGTCTTTATCAAGCTCAGAATCTCACACTGTCAGGGCGCTTTCTCCCCGTTGCCCCAGAGGATTTTGCGCATAGCGGACGGCCGTTGATGCAGATACGGCAACTTTCAACCTTGCGCGGCTTTGTCCTCTGCAAAGATGGGGAAATTGAAAGCACCACCGCAACACAGCGAGAAAAAGAAGCTATTGCCGCATATCTTGAGGGCGGTATATTTATTGAGTAGGTGATAATATATGGCATGGCATTGTAAAAGAACGGGAGCGTATGCCCGCGAAAGTGATGAGGCGTATGAAAACGCTTTAATGGCTTGGGGCATCCTTTCCCGCCGCGGCTGGTCCCTTTTGGCCTTTTGCGGTTTTTGGGGCAATGTCGGGAGTGAATCCGAGTGGAACCCGTGGAGATGGCAGGGCGATAACGTTTTACCGGCGGGTGATCCTCGCATAAATACTCAAAACGGACACGCCTATGGTCTTGCACAATGGGATCCTGCGTCAAAATATATCAATGGCGGGACTGGTTATTCCGGTTATGGCCCGAATTACAGCGACAGAACCGGAAATCAAAATGATGGGTCAGCGCAGATTGTTTTTCTTGATGATACAGCGGTTTCTTCAGGTCAGTATTTTCCAAATCCGAATTATAATTATCAGGTGACGTACGAGCAATATAAAGCTATGACACTTGATAATTATACTTATGAGTACGCCGCTCGCGCATGGTTTCATAATTACGAGCGCGGTACGTGGGACAACAACCGGACTATATCATGTAAATATTTTTATGAAAAGCTGTCCGGGGTAACGCCGCCCGCGCCTGGTGGTAATATCCCTATATGGCTATTATTTAAACTCAAAGCGAGGAATGAGGGAAAAGAAAATGTTTGATTACTTCCAAATGTCAAATATAATTGGGTCCGCTATAGTCCCCGGCGCCCAGCATACCATTAACAATCCCACAACGGCATATTTTGCAAAATACTTGTTGGAAAAAGCTGTATCCATTTACAAGTGGAATCTTCCTAAAACTTGGGATAAAGACTATTTTCTCTATGTGCTTTATGTTGCGGGTTTTGTCGGGATAATAGATGCAGGGCCTAAATACGGCATTGTTCCTCAGTGGGGAACGCTTGATGGTTATAATCTATATTACGCCCCGCGCAAATTCCGCTATTCTAACCCCATTTTAGGCGGTGCCGGGTTAATTATCCATGAAGAGTGTGAACTTATCAAACTGCAAGGCAATTATACTGGTATATGGGACCTCATACTTTATTATGCGTCAAAAATGGCCCTGCTTTCTGAAGCTTTCGACATGAACGCCGCGAACGTCAAAACATCCAGAATCTTTTTTGTCAAAAGCAAAGCCGCCGCTGAAACCCTCAAGAAGCTGGCAGACAAAGTGCAGAGCGGTCAAGTTATAACCGTTCTGGATAAAGAGCTTCTTGACGAAAACGGCAAATTTACCGCTGAATGGTTTAACGATGATTTAAACAAAAACTACATTTGTGACAAGCTTTTAATTGAGTTGCGCAAACTTGAAAACGAATTTTGTACTGATCTCGGTATTCCCAACAGTAATACCGACAAGAAAGAAAGACTTATCACGGACGAGGTTAACAGCAACAATACAGAAACCATGCTTCGCGCGGATTTATGGCTTGATCGTCTCAAAGAATGTTGTGAAGCGGTTAACAAAATGTATAATCTCAATATTAGTGTAGATTGGAGAGTGAAACCGGATGACGGGAACGTTATCAATCCTAGGGTTGCTGGAAATGGACCCGACAATTTTAGAGGGTCTGACAATTCCAGAGGGGCTAGATCTTGACACCCTAAAAAATAACATTATACTTGAGTGTGCAGAGCTTGAAGTGTTGTATAGCGCCCCGTCTTTTTTCAGATGGGCTGTCAATGCGTGGAGCTTGAAAGAATCCCCCACATGGGAAAAGATGTATAAAGCCCTACAGATTGAGTATAACCCGCTTGAAAACTACGATAGAACCGAGGAATGGACAGAAACCGGCACACATGACAGCAATAAAACTGTAGATAATACCACAACGGCAAACGGTAAAACCACAAGTCAGGACGACACAAAACATTATGTCACAGGCTACAATGACGCGCGCGAAGTTGTACAGAGTCACGATTTTTCGACAGGATCAGGCACTAGCACGTCATCCGCAACCGGTAACGGCAAGGAAACGGAGAGCGGAAAACACAACGACAGCCGCGCGGGTAGAATTCACGGCAACATAGGCGTTACAACATCTCAGCAGATGTTAAAGGCAGAATTTGATCTTGCCCCGGATGTAAACATGTATAACATTATCACAGAGAGCTTCAAACATAGATTTTGCCTAATGATTTATTGAGGAGTGACAGCAATATGTTTAAATTCCCGTTTACAAACTTCCACGAGCTAAACCTTGATTGGATTTTGAGCGTTACTAAAAAATTTTCAGAGCTTATCACCCCTATGCAAGAGGCGGTTGATAATGTGCAACAGGCGCTTGACGATGCTACACAGGCAAGTCAGACGGCACAACAGGCGCTTGAAAATGCGGGAACTGCGCTCACAACTGCCAATGAAGCCAAAGAAATTGCAGAGGGTGCCGCGCAGGGCGTTATCCCCAATTTAGGCGTAACAACTGCAAAGCTTGCGGATCACGCCGTTACCGGAATCAAGATTGCACCTGGCGCAGTTAGCACAGAACAATTGTATGATGGTGCCGTTACGCTCAACAAATTAGCGGCAGAAGCTAAAACCCTGCAAAATGTGGTACTCGTAAATTTTGCAAACGTTTCTTCAACCAATCTTTCCTTTACCGTTTCCGGTATCACAGCAAATCACAACCTCATCCCCGACTGTGTATTTTTTTCCAACCCTGCTATTGTTGCAAGTGATGTTACCTTTACAACCGGCGCAAATTCCGTTGTAATTGGTGGGGATTTTGACGGACAGACTGATATTATCGCTTGTTTTGCGGTATTTCAGAATAGAATTAATATTTAAAGAGGAGTGTATAAAATGCATAAAAATGACCCGATGTATCTTGTAGTCCGCTTCAACGTCGTAGAGGGCGGTACAGAGTCCCATAGTATTCAGATGTTTGATTCGGAGATCCAGGCGAAAAAACGTTTTCACAGCGTCCTCGCCGCCGACATTGATAGGACCGACTTGCTGTATGAGCTGGTAACGGTCCTCGATAACAGAAACCTCATCATCGCGTCTGAGGTATTTGATTATCGCCCGGTTGAGGTGTTCCCGGATGACTGATACCGTCAAAAAGCCCTTTAATTATAGGGACCTCGTGATGGAAGACGTTCGCTTTGAGGGGCTGACACTTGAGGCAAATTCTGCGCTTAATCTGTCGCGCATTATCTACAAACCAGGTTATAAGGCGCTGGGTCTTGTCGGGGAGCGATCTACCATTAATACCAACTATTTTTCACGGTTCCGTGTAAAAACCCCCCCATCCGGTGTTATGCCAATCGGTGAAGCTGAATTAGAGCTTGTGCTCGAAAACCCGGACCCTAACCCATACGGAAACGTCACGGCCCTTATTTGTGTGTTGTGGGTAAAAGCAACATAAAACAAAAAGCACCCTAAAAGGGTGCTTTTTGTTTTGTTAGCACATAACCCGATAATCAAGTATCTCTTTATAGGCTTTGAGGCTGTCGTAATATCTCACGACTTTACCCATTGCCATAGCAGCGCCGAACTTTGAGTCTACTTCAGATACCGTCATATCTTCCTCACGGGTTGACTTGTCTGGGAGCTTTACCCGGACCTTGAAATGATAGGCTATCTCTTTCATTAGGCGTCAAAATCGCAGTCAAGTTCGCAATTTACGAACTTGCGCCCGTTTTTGGACTGTCCGCCGGTAATGATGATTGCGAACGGATCATTTTCCATCAGCTCCACAATCTCCATGAAAGATTTAATGAATGTTGCGGAGATGGTTCCGAACTTGTAGCCGCCGCTTGTGAAAGTAAGAACAGTCTGTTCGTACTGCTCCGTTGTGCCGTCCTGCTTATTACGATCCTTGGTTTCCGTATAGAGGCAGTACTTCTCAACGGGGAGAGAAAGGCCCTGTTCAAGCCCCTCAATCTTCTGGCTGTCGCCCTTGGTCAGGCGGTACACTTCCTTTTTGTTGCTGGTGTCGATATTGGTTTTCAGAAACGTCATTTTCAACGTCCCCCTTTTAAAATAGTAGGGCTTGTATTAAGCCCCCCTTATTACCCCGGAACCGATTCCGGGGTAATTGGCGGGGTTTAATATAATCTTGTAAAATAGAGCGTATCGGAGTACACAAGTATTTCTTCAAAAACATCATTGCATTCTACTTTAGTATAACTGCCCCAATACGCGCGCCTGTCTTTATATACCTCGCTTTGTCTGGTCCAAATGTTATAACGTCTGCCGATAAAAACGTGATAGGGCTTGTTCTGTGTATTCATATCACGCCACCTCAAAATAAACCCGCTTGCAATATCGCGTGCTTTCCATGCAGGGGATTAGCGCATAAAACTGACCCTTGCGAGAGCCGCCCGCGCTCAATATTGCAGAGTTACCGAAATCAAAATTCTTGCGGCTCATATATCCACGCTGGTATTTAACATCTGCAACTTTATAGCCTTTTAACATAAGTTCTGCAACCGTCATTTTTTGAATCCCCCTTTTTATTATGTGGGGCTGTATCACAGCCCCTTAATTAACTGTTTCTTGAAACTATTAACCGCTACGTTTTCATAGGTCATTCTATGAAGTTCAATTGCAACCTTTCTACATCTGGTTTCAATCATGTGTCTTGCGTAACTGCTTAACTGTTTTTGTTTTAAATCTTCCTGAAGCGCTTCATGTTCAAGAAACAAGTTTCTGAAAATCACGCAATCATTATCAGGGCAATTTTTAACAAGAGCGTCTCCGATATTCTTAACAGTAATAGTCATTTTTATATCCCCCAATTAATTTTGTTTTTATCCTTTGGACAATTGTTATTATAGCAGAAATTTTGAAAAACACAATATAGCAAAGTAAACAAAATATAAACGTGTAAATTGTGCAAATTTTCAAAAAGTATCCAAGTTTTTCAAAATTTTATAAATCTCTGCTTTGCTTATGTTCACGAGATCACTATATTCATCTGTCTTGTTTAGTGTGTAGTCTTGTTCTTCAATCACAATGTTTCTTGTTATAAAAATCTTGTGCCCGTCTATCTCGTATTCTCCAAAACTGCCGTCATTAAAGATAGAGCGCGTTTTTCCGCAATTGCGGAAAACATACCCATCTTTAAAAGCCTCTAAGCCGGTATAACTTCCATCTTTGTACCAACTATTAAATATGAGGGACTCCGCGCCTCGCTTTTTTCCGACACCGGAGACGGTAACATGCAAACCTTTTTTATCGGTGTAAGCGTACTTTTTCGCGCCCTGCGTAACAAATGCATCGTATGTACCGTCATCCTCATATACACCGCCGTAATGTGTTACGCCGTGTTTATCTGTGGCATATAGCCCCGATTCAATCGCCGCCCGTTTCCGATCCTCATTATAAGCGGAAAAATCGTGATCCCCGCGAAACTTGCATGAGTCGGTATCTACATATATCAAGTCATCCCCGCATATATCAATACCGGCTTGCAAAGCTGCGCGTGCATGTGCTGTAGTCCAACATCCATATTGATACAGTGTAAAAGCGCGTTTTTTGGCTATCTGCAACAACTCTTCTTCTGTTTTGCTATCATCGTCTTTATATAAACAATCATCAAAAAGGATACTTCCCTTTGCTGGGTTTTGTACACTCATGCCATAGATACCATTTAGCAGTTCTTTATTTTTCAGATAAAAAAGTTCTTGCCCCTCAATGCCTTTTAGCTCTGTTTTCTTTTTAAAATACTCAATGTTAGTATCTATTAAGCCTTGTGGAAGTTTTCCAAGTTTGGCCCGGTACCCCTGAATTACTTTAGCGTCAAAACAATATTGTTTTATGATAATCTCCCAATCAATTTCATTGACAACAAGCCGCAGTTCGGAAGCGCTTAGAACTCTCCCGTTGTCCGCATATACATTTTTTAAGTCTCTGCATTTTGCAGTTGGTATGTAGGGGACAGATACCCATTTATTGCGCAGCTCCACATTATATAATACCACCTCAAATAATACAGCATTGCCTAAACTTATGAGCCGATCCACCAAACGGCAAGACGGAGATTTAATAAGTTCAAAAGGCCCGACGGGAAAAAGTTTGGTGCATTGTTGCGAGGGATAACTTGACGATATATCCTTACTGTATATCGGACCCTCTAAAACCTCATCACTGTAAAACCGATTCGCGTGAGTATTGCCGCCCCGGAATTCACGCCGCAATAGTTTAAACACATCATAGCTCGGGAATGCTTTCATGATCTGCGGCCACTGTGGATGCATAGCACGTTTACACTCGCGCCTGACAAAACCGGTACTTGTCAAAGGTAAACTGTAATAATCATCTCTGTTTAGCTCCATAATTGCCTTTATTGCCTCGACAAGCCCCAGCACATCATTAACACAATATTCCAGCTCTTTATCGCTTATGGGAGTCCATGGATAGCGTGTTTTGTCATAGTCAAAACCGTGCACTTTCTTGTGCTCTACATTATAGCGCTCTGTCAGGGCGTCAAGAGATAGATTAGTTAGGCGGTACGAACAACGGAATTCAAGATTGTCTATATTCGCGCGGAGTACATGCCGAGGTTCTGTCGGGAAAATATCTTTATTATCAAAATGGTAGATACCAGACAAAAACTGTATTTCATAACTCAAATTATGCACAAAAATAACAGTTGTTCTCCCGCCGCTGGCGATCTTGAGTAAAGACACAAACTTTCTAAACTCTTCCCAAGTACGCCCATAATACACAGTATCATCTATAGCAAACTGCCAAATATACATAATACTTTGCTGTATTGCGGGGATTGTGGTTGTTTCAATATCAAATGCGCATATATTACGGTTGTACAGCTTTTTACTACGTTTTGCGCTTGAGCTGTACAACATGCGCAACGGTGGAAAGTTAGCGGTATTGAGTAAGTCCGCTTTCACTATCTTGTTTTTCTGCATACTTTTTAAATAAGTCATCCCATTCTTTCGGGGTTGCTTTTCCATTTTCCAAAGATTCAGTAAAAACGTCTTTTACTTCCTCTGCCTCATACATAAACTTTTTTGAGTATTCAGATAGGTTAAACCACTTTACAAACTCGTTCCACTTGCCGTAGTTTTCAGGCGATACATCCAAACCGAATTTTTGCAGGTTTCTAATGCGCGCTTCTTTCTCACGTTTTAAGCCGCCCATGGTGCTGGACCTATGCCGCATAAATCTACTTATGTCCGCTATCTCATGCAATAGTGCTGATGTGGTTGTGAGATTTTTCAAACTCATAAACTTAGGTATATCTTGTTTGCCGTATTCTCTTTCCACAGCTTCAGTATCAAGTTTTCGTATTCTGGATTTAGCTTTTTTAAACTCTTGACGATAATAATTCTGTAGCACTTTTATAGTTACCTCTCCACTTGTTACCATTTTTCCGAGTTGCGAATAACTGCTTTGTTGAATGCGCGTGTAGATACCCGCCATTATGCCCACGCCCTTTCAAATTCAATTTTTACTGTAGCGCTCTGAAAATATACTTTTTGTTTGAGTAAAGCGCCATAAACATAGTAATAATTGCGCTGGAATGCCTTTTTATCAATAGGCAAAAGGCTATACTTGTTCTGTGATTTCTGCCCGGATATAACATAATAACTGCCGTTGTTCTTATGTTTGCAAATGGTACAATCCCCGACAGATACAAGTATGTTGTATTCGTTTAGCGGTTTTGTCTGTACATGCTCAAAGTCAGCCGCTGCAAAATCGTTTGACAGTGCCATGTTTGTAAAATCATCGTTTTTAATAACTCTATAAAGTGCTGTGTTTTTCTTGCGCTCTGAAATAGGGCTATCAATATACCTATATATTGCTATATCATTATTTATAAGCCGGTACTCAATACCCCGTCTTGTCATCTTCTCCAATTCGTCTGTAATGCCAAGCGCGGAGATAATACGACTGTTTAGGGTATTACTATTAGATAACATAATGACCTTTAACGGTTGACGCCCGTTTAATTCGCGGTTACGGTTCAGGCTTTCAAGAGCGTTCGCAAACGCAAGTTCTTCCTCTTTTATGGGGCGCTCGTGGCGCTCTGGTATGATCTCGTCAAACAACAATACATCGTACTTTTCCGCTGATAAGCCGCGGATACTGGCAAAGGTATTCAGAGCAATTCCAAGCGCAAACGGTTCCCCGGTTGCGCGGTTCATACCATCTTCGCCCATAATCGCGTTATAAAATCCGACTGTGTATTTTCCCATTTTGACAGATACAATATTGTATCCTTTATCTTTGCATAACTGATTATAGGGATTGAGCGCGGGAATGGTCACCGCGTCAAGCTGGCTCTGTGTACGCCGCATATAAATATATGGTATATTTTCGCGGTACAGATCATTTAAACAACCGTATGACTTGCCTATACCGCGCCCGCCGATCCCAAGGACAAAGGGCGCGGAATTGTGGATCAGCTCTTGAGTATTAACCCAACCGCTCGACGTATACATTTTCGGCGGCATCGGCATTTAACCCCCTTTCACAAGCCATATCAAGCGACATTGCCCAGCAATCTTTGCAGTTCCTAAAATGACAACCCGGATGCGGAAAACCAACACACAAGGGGCAAGCCGAATGTATAAGACCCTTAACAACGTCGTTGTTTTGCTGTGATATTGGCTTAGTACTGTCAAACTCAAAACACATAGTAATTTTATATTTCATGTTTTCACCTCATACACAAAATTTTGTTTTTCCGCGCGTCGGAAACATGACCAACTGCAAAAATACGCTGTACTGTGATAACCGGTGAATTTTCCGTTTTTGTAAGAGTATAGCACATGTTTATATACATACTGTGTGCGATCCCCCACAAAAAACAATTTGCCGCACATAGGACAGCGCATATTAAATGCCGCCACAGGTTCACCCCCTTTATATCTAGGTTTTACTTTTATTATATCATACTGTGTCAAGCGCTGCCGTTTTCAGTGTCAACCCTAATTTTCTCGTATGGGCCCGGAAAGGGGCCTAGGTTGAATTTCTTTTTGAAACGTGTAATTACCCTCGGAAAATATTTGCGTGCAACCTACGAGAAATGCC